ATCATCAAGACCGCCCATCTTGAAACTTAAACTTGTTATTGTTCTCATCTTATCACTCGTATTTTTGCCTTTTGCGTTGCCAGCTTCCGTTGCCATATTATAGACCCTTCAATTTCATCAAACATTGATTATTACTATATCGGTCAAATTACGATTTATTTTTAAAAAAATCAAGATAAATATTTATAAATTAAAATAAAATAATATAATAATAGAGATTGTAATTGATAAGTATTTAAGTTTACTATACTTACTGTATGAAAAATTTTGAGGAAAAATCAAAAAATTTACTTCAATTAGGTCAGATTGATCGTATTTTGTGTTTAGAGTTCAGAAAACAAGCCGCCGAAAGAAGTTTAGCACAGCCGTAACGGTTCAGATGAACATGTCCGACTGCTCGGAATCGATACACCTGAAAAAAATACCCCTGAAGGTGAAATTTCAACCGCTTTTATGCAACAATTGCTCAAAAATTGCAAAGTTTATATCGAATACGATACTATCCAGCCAAAACATGATCGTTACGGCCGGACACTGGCCTTCATGTACCGCTCAAGAGATGGCCTGTTTTTAAATGAGGAACTTGTCAAAGAAGGCTATGCTGATGTTTATGAGGAGTATCCGTGTAAATATACAAATCAATGGCTTTCTTTATCCGCGGATTAAAACTGAATAGCTTTCAGACATCAGTTTTCAGCTCTTAGTTGTTGGCTTATAGCTGAGAGCTATTTTTATTTCTTTGCGCCTTTGCAGTGAATATTATCTTACCACCCAGTTCGTTTATAAGTGCCTCGATATACCTGGCCGTCATATTGCCGCCGGCAAAATAGTTATAAAGAGTCTGCTGGGCGCAGTCAATCCGCCTGGCCATCTGAGAAGTATTGATCTTCTGTCTGTCCATTTCTTTTTTTATCTGTTTACGTAAATTCATTTTTTCCCTTAGACACAGATTTACACTGATAAAAACCTGCCCCCCGGCAACACGCCGAAGGGCGGGTTAAAAAATCTATTTATTCTGTGCTATTTCTGCTAAACAATTATTTTTTGAACCGCTCTTTGATTCTGTGAGTACATAATCAATAAATCCGTCAAGCGTAAATTCGTATTCATCAAGTGGAAAATATTCACATTCCCGAATTTGATCTATAACATATTTTTTATATTCGTCCAGCCAGAATTTATCTTCAACCAATTTATCAATAGCTTCCTGTGGTGTATATAAAGAGTAAGCCCAATCGCTGCAAATACCGAAGTCCCATATATTTTGTGCGGCTTCCTGCTCAGAATTCCAAAATCTAAATTCACCGCTTTGATAATCAAATGCACCATATTGAGCTTCTTCCGGTACAGTAACATCTTTTACTTGTTCTTCATAACAACCTCCGGCCCTGAACTCACTTATCGGCATTACATCCGGCAAGTTGTCACTACCAGACCAACCGTACCAATCTGGCATAGTTACAATCCCATCAGTCTCATATTCAATTACTTGATGAGTTTTTTCCCATGCAACACAACATTGTGTCTTGTGGATTATTGCATATTTTTCTGTTTTAGTTTCCATTTTTTAACCCTTTCAAATATTAAAATAATCTGTCACAATCTTCAATCGCTATATAATCGCAAAGAGCGCCGGTGTGATGCTCCTCGTAAAATCCGTCAATCAATTCACGAACCTTCCTTATAATGAACCAGCCTGGAACTGTCAAATCTTTTACTAATGATTTAGGAATCCATAAAAGTCTTTTGAAATCCCGTTCAATATTATAAGAATCGAGATTAATCTTAACAGCCAATGCCTTATCAGTTTCTTTTTCGACTTTGATAATCCGATGATATGAATTCGACCATTCCTTCGATTCTTCAAAATTTTTCTTCTGCTCGGCATAATTGTTTACCGATTTTTCAAAGGTCTTTTCCGACACTGTTGAATCAGCACCAAGCCATCTTCTTTGAATCCATCCCTTATTTTGACCATCTGTAATCAGAAATGCTTTTTGAGTCTCTTTTTCAATTGTTACTTTTATTCGTTTCATTTTTTAACCCTTTATTTACTTTTCAATTCTATTGTAATTATATAACTATATTAGATTATTGTCAAGAATAAAATCTAATAAAATGGAATATTTTTTAGGAATGTGGGTTATTAGGCTGAAAATGAGGAAAATATTTTAAATAATTTTAGCCACAGAGGATACAGAGTTCACAGATATTTTGTGTTTGTGATTAATACTTTGCGGCTTTGCGCCTTTGCGGAAAGAGTATATGAGCCTGATATTCGATTTAATCGTTATTCAACATATTATTTTTATTTGGAAAATGGTATCCTAAAAAGCTGGCAAGATTAAGCAGACGAAAAAAACCGGCCTGCGGCGTTATGTCCACTGATTAAAGAGAACTGTACCGCAAGCCGATATACCAACAGCAAATACCCGATTATTCCACGCACGGTTATCCACACCAAACCATAGAGGAAGTACTGACTCCTACTTTACTGATGTTGGAAGTTTGCTGCTGAATTTTCTTATGTAATAGCCAGTTTTCATAACATTGCTGATTATATGATATGAATTATATTTGTCAAGTATTTAATCCGTGAAATCTGTGAAATCAGTGTAATCTGTGTCTAAAATGCAGGCCGTCTCCTTACAAGACGGCCCGCTAAAAGGAGTTCCCGCCCGCCTAAGGCGGACGTGCATTATGAAAATCTCGTTTTATGCCGGTTTTCTCAATCCCAATACTTCAGCTTTACAAGTTAAAGCAGATCCCTCGGCGGTAGTTATCTCTATCGATAACGTCTGGCCTGCCGTTAAATGTATGCACTCAACCGGCGTGGCGTTCGGGACAGGCTGCAATATTACATAGCTTGTTGTACCGCTTACGTTCGTCAGCGTCTGGTTAATGAGGAATTCATCGCAGTCACCGCCGCCTATTCCAATTGTCACTACAGCAGTTGTGCAAGCCGCGCTGAACTCATCCAATATTACAATTACCGGCATGAAAATATAACCGGCTGGTACTGTATAAAGAACCGTCTCGGTCCCGCCCGCTCCGTTCAAATCCACCGTGTTATCACCGCTTGCCAGTGCGGGTGCATTGTCCTGTAAATAATCAGTCATATTTAAATCTCTTCCAAATAAATAACTATATTGTCCGTTATCGCGTTATATAATACTTTATCCGTTATCGCGTTATACAAAACAACCTGTCCGTCCGCTGAACCTTCAATCTCGGACTGCTCAACAGTATCATCCCATCCGGTAGTAGGCGGTGCGGCGAATACCGAATCCTTCATACCGAATATATCCTCTATGCAATCGAAACTAACCTTTCCATCTTCCAAAGTGCCGTAATGCGGCGTAACTATCCTTATCACCATTGAAACAATGCCCAGCGGCGGATAAGAAATCTTTTTAACATCACCCGGTGTTAAATGAGCCATTGTCCTTTTACCCGCTATCGTCATAGTCGCGCCAAATGCCGATAGCTGCTGCTGTTCACGTGCGCCTAACTGACCACCCAGTTCATCATTTATAACCCCTGTAAACTTTACCTCGTTTGGAATGTGACTTTCGTTCTGAGAATTAATCAATGCCATATCGGGAGAGTCTATAGTAACGGGAAGATTGTCTATCATGTTCCAGTACGTAAGCTGCGTAATGTCAGGGACCTTATGAATAGTTCCGCGTGTATAATCGTCTATGTAATCGATATCGTTCTCATCGAACTCCTCAAGGGCCTCGATATCATAGTCATCGCGAATCAGTTTAATTTCGATATAACCGGTCGAATGGTCCTCGTAGATTACAGCATCGATATAACGCAGAATGTCCTTTACAAAATCCTCAAGGCTCTGGTCACCCTGCCATTTAATGCACATTCCAAAACCCTCTGTATAAAGAGTATCAGCCGCCGCCTGCCAGGTTATATCGTTTAATAAAGGTGCCGGTGTTACCAGTGCCCACTCGGTATCTGTATAACATTCGTGCAGAATATGGATAGGATTGATTTCATAATCGTTTATTTTAGACTTGGCCGAGTACCACTGGATCTCACCCGTAGTTAATAAATCAGTTCTTTTCAATAAATATTTCCACGGCCTTATCTGCGTTGACATACCTATATAAGTCTGGTTCATTACCGCGCAGGTCAGACCGCGATTGGCAGAGATATCCGAGCCTAACTGCTCTTCGAGGTAACTGTTAATCGCCTGGTCCGGTTCGCCGTATTCAAAATCTATTGTTCCTACCAGCCCGCCGCCGCCCCATACGTTTGCGTTATGTTCGTGGATACCGCCGTAAAGCTCAGGTAAATCTATTGCCGCCGAGGATGCACTGTCGGCGTTAAGAACCGTCTTGTCCGTACTATCCGGCCATACTACCTGGTCACCTACCTTTATCTGCTTAATGCCGTCGCACGTACCCTGGGCAAGTATGTGCAGTGCTCCGTAATAATATTTATGCAGATAGACATACTGGCCGTCTGTATCGGATAATCTCACCCTTATAGTTTCATCAAGAATATCGCCGAACCAGCCCATCAATAAATCATCAACCCAGCACGTTCCGAAAATTATCGGGAATTTTTTACCCTCTTTAATCTCAGGAGTATCGAATGTATCCGGGTCGTAAACAATATCCTCCGGCTTTTTCTTAGTAAGGGCAGCAACACCGTAAGAAATACCGGCTACTATAACTAATTTCACTACATACCAAAAAATCGCTGCCCACATAATTAAAACCTTTAGTAAATCAAATCTCCCGCGTACGGATTCTTAGTCGGCAAAAATTCCTGACCGCCGTAATTGACCTTGTTATTGTAAACATTCTTGCACGTCGTCGGCGTATGGTCGCAGCCGGGCCATGCGTAAAAAGAAGCGCCTGCCTCTACATCAGAACCGAAAGGCCGGCTGATTGTAATTTCCTCACCGCTGTGAGCTGTTATCATTCTCTGAGCATTGCCTACCTGAATCCTTCCGCCGCTGGAAAAGTCCGATGCTATATCAAATTCGGTAGCCTCAATTGCAACGCCATCTATAGTAT